GTATCAGTCATATCTGGCATTGTATTAATTAATTTTGACATAATTTCCGGAGAACCCGCGTGAAATTCATCAGCCGCATGAAACATAAATGGATTTATTTGATATAAAAATATATGAGAATGGCTATATAATACATCCGGATGGCCATCAATCCAATCGTTAAGCCATTTCGTATCGTATCCATCTATGGTAAGTGGAGCGTCTGCTCTGATAAGGAAAACTATATCATATTTTTTATTACTCTCTTCCATCAATCTATATACATTTTTCCAATGAAAAAACATATAATTTTGATTAGTAGATGGACTTATTGGAAATATCTCTTTTTGATTTAAAATTTCAAAAACACAATTTGGTAAATAATTCGTAATCATATCCGATGTTACATCAAATGTTTTATATTCTTCGGAATCTTGGTATTTTTGTGATGATACATCCCATGTACTCATATAATAATCACAATCATAAAATTGTTCTATATCACACCATTTATCTCTTACTTCGGCAAATTCTCTGTACATTCCATGTATTAATATTGCAGCTTTTTTCATTACAAACTATTTATTTTGTTTAATAATAATTCTTCGGGAGAAAACTCTTTAGTTTTCTTTAGTTCTTCGTAGAATTTTTCATACCCCATATCGGCGGCGTCTTTGTCTTTAAGATACATCATTTTTACATGAATACCTTGTTTTCTAAAATATTCGGCAGCTTTAAGTGCCTCATTAATTGCATCGTTGTCTAATGAAATAATAATATCGGTAATTCCACTCATAAAGATTTTTTCAACCAATATTCTTGATGGAAATTTACCTAATAATGGAATTGCATTTCTTTTAATTGTGATTGCATCAAATACACCCTCACATAGTATAATCGGTTCGTTCCAATTTACTTGGGAATCAAAACATATTACATTTTTACTGATTGGAGGATTTTTGTATTTCATTTTGTTGTCCGGATAATACGAACGAGAAACAAAGTAATTTAATGTGCCATCGGAATTGTATGATGGTATAATTACTCTTTGTCCATACAACCCTTCTTTACAATATCCTATATTATATTTGATTATATCTTTAATACCTATTCCTCTTTGAGTTAGGTAATGTATTGCGTGTTTATATTCTGGATTAAACCCTTTAGGAACCTCACTAAGACTAATAAATTCTTTTGGTAGGGAAATGAACACTTTTGTATCGGCATCCTCTAAAAGTGGGTTATAATTGCTATCTCCGTATATCTCTCTAATAACCGAAATAACCTTTCTATCAACATCTAACTTTTTTAATAATGAGGTCAATTTCTTACCACCACTATTGCAAGTCCAACAATGCCATTTTTGGGTTTCCGTATTAACTTGGAGTTTTTGTTTGTGGTGATTGCAGAAAGGACAGTAAAATGCTAACTCATTCCCTTTGAGATTGAGATAACTACCTAACACACCGGTTAGAGTAGATACGACTATATTCTTATCATTTTGCTTCAACACGACTTAAATATACGACAAATATTTGATATTACCAAATATTTTATGGTCTATTTTCCTCTAAAAACCACTCATTTGGGATGATTTTGTCCGAATACTTATATCCGTTCTTTTCACACCAATCCCCATAGGTCGTTTTGGACTTTTTGGTGATTTTGTTCTTTGAATTGGAAAATACGAACCTAATGTCCATATTTGGGTTTTGTTCTTTAACCAATAAGTGTTTCTTACGGTCAGCTGCCACAAACCTACCTTTTGTCTCTATTCTAATACCATTGGGTAGTTTGAAATCGGGATGATAGTGGTGAGTGGATGCAGGAATTATGTAGGGAACTTTTTCAGTTTCATACTCTACTTTAATTCCATAAGATTCTATTTGTTGAGAGATGGTTTCTTCTAAACCAGACTTAAATCCATATTTTTGTGCAACCCATTTAGGATTGACTTTTTTTGTAACTTTTTTTGCCATTAAATTGGTTTATTTTGGTTTCGTATCTGAGTATTTTTTCTCAGTTATAGTACCACCTCTACCTGTTTTAAATTTAGCAGCAGTTAAAACTTGCTCATCTGCTTTCTTTAAATCATTTGTAGTATATGGTGTTTTTGCATTTATTCCAGCTTGAAACCCGATTTTGTCAACACCCAAAGATGATTGACCTGATTTGTATAATTCTAAAATTTTAGACATATTGTTTTTATTTTACTTATAAATATAAATTATGTATCAAAACGAATAATAAAGTTTACCGGAATATCTGGTTCCGACTTAATAGGTTGTGGAAGTTTAGCAACTGCAACTAAATCACAATTGTCATCATATAGTCCAATGGTTGTAATGAATGGTGCTAAGAATGAACCCGTACTATCTACCGAACCACTTAATTCATAATGTTCAAATCCCGCCTTTGAATGTCCAATAGAACCCGTATACCCATAATCTAATATATTACCATTTTCTAATACCGATTTCTTTTTGATATAACTTACTCCAGGATTTGTAATAACACTCATAGTTTTACCATCGGAAGTTATGTATCTTTGCGTTTCTTTACCAACCTCAATTATTGCCGATGGATTTTGTGACACATTAAATTCATCCTCATTTGCAATCAATAAATACTCATGTTCGTATATTGTTTGTGTAGATTTATAATCCAACTTCCATTGATTTTGTAATTTTAATTCAGAATCTCTGGTTAATACGACTAATCCTTGATTATAGAATATGTTACCAATTTTTATACCTTGTGATTCTTCTGGTAAAAATGGAATATTTTTTGCAATAATAGCTCCATTATTAATGTCAATAGAATCTACTATTAAGTCATATGATTCACCATTGTATGTTATATTTAATGTCTTTGATTCAACATCGAAATCACCTAACAAATCCAATATTGAACCCGTATATCCATATTCTGCCAAATCCTCAAATTGAATTACCTCTTCATTTACCCCCAATCTAGATAATAATAATTTGTCTCTACTATCTTGTAGATTTCCAAATGAATCATCAAAATATGAAATTTCATCCAATTCATCAATATTATCAGTTAAAACAACAGACCCTTTTTTTATGCCCTCACCAACATATACATTTGGAATTGATATTACTTTTGCAGAACCACTTAAAAATCTCTCCTTAACGAAAAATGCATTGGAATATGATTTTGTTTTATTTCCAGTTCTTAAAAATGGATTATCCCCCAAATCATTGTAAAATTGGGCCCTAAGTTGACCATATAATGAACTTTTTGGTACGGACCCTGAATTGTCATTGAATAGATTAATGTCCCCCGAAGATATATCTGCTTCTAATAATGAAATACTTCCCGTAGAACTTTCATTGAAACTCCATTCTTTGTAGGCCTTAAATGGCCTTATACTAATATCCGACTTTGGTATTCTTTTTAACATATCGTATATAAATATTCTTTTAATGAAAAACCCCCAAAAGAGGGGGCTTTACATTTTTTAATATATTCTCCGATTAGAAGTCTAATTTAACTTTGATAGCAATTTCTTTATCAAATGATTTTTCAATTGGTTTAGAAACTTTAGCTACTGCTAATAATTCGTTTGCATCATCATAAAGACCAACCGTTGTAATGTAAACTTTAGGGTCTCTTTCAAATAATGGTTGAACAAACTCACCTACTAATCCTGTTACGAATGTTGGGTTGTTTGAGAAGTTAAATTCTCTATTGTTTGCTCTTACAAAGTAGTGAGATGTAGAAACATTCTCAGTTCTTCTCATTTGGAAGTCTGCACCACCTGCCATTGAATTTAATAATGCAATTGAACCAGAGTTTGCACCATTGTTTTGGTGATATATATCTGTTATAGATGAGTTAGCCGGTGATAATTTTATATCAACGGTATTTTTTAAAGCTGTTGGGTTTAATAATATAATTCCCATATCAGGATAGAATAAACCATATCCTTGTCCAGAAGTTGAATCAAAAACCGATGTAATACTTGAAGTCAATGCAGAACCTATATTTAAAGTTCCTTCAACTACATTATAAACTCTACCTGCAGTTGTCACATTTTCATCAGAACCACCACTATCATCAATAAGTGTCAAAGAACCTACTGAACCTGATAATTCTATTGAAAAATTACCTGGGTCTAATCTTTCTTTGTATCTAGCTCTATTTACATTGATTACATAGAAGTTCTCTAAATTGTGGCCACCAGCAACTGAACCTGTATAAACACTAAAGAACGCATCAGAACTATCTAATAAAACATTCTTAAATTGATTATAAGTTGCCTTTGTTGGCAAGTTTGATGTATCAGTTTGTTGTAATGTAGGTGCACCATATCCATTCACATCACCATAAGCGATTGAGAATTGAACTTCTGCAGATGCAGATGTTGCATTTTCATTATATACATCTAAATAATATTTACCACTAACACTAGATTGTTGTTCCGATGAAGTGAAAAATAAATTTAACGAACCATTATCACCACTCCATATTCCAGAAGTTACGATTTCAGTTCTGTTGGTTACTTTGTCAATTGTTCCAAATTTTTTATAAATACCATTTGTGATGGTAGTTATGTCGGAACTGATTTGTTCACCGGTTCCTAAAAATTGGTTTACGATTCTAACTAATTCGTTAGTATCTACTGGAGTCCCTGCGGTGTTTGCTGCACCTGCTAAGTAATTTGATATATTACTTGCTAAAAGGCTTCCTCTACTGTCTCTTATTACTGCCATAGTATTTTATTATTGAACGTAAGTTACTGTTATTGGAATTGTTTGTGAACCACCCGTTTCGTTGCCATAAACTGTAATTGTAGTTCTAATGGTTGACGTTAATGATGGGTTTGGAATAAATTTGAATGATAATCCTTTAGCTATTGCTGCAGTTGCAGATACATCGTCACCGATAAATACTGGAACTGAACCAATTTCTGATGTTACACCTTCACCGATAATATCACCTGCATTTTTATTAGATAATACAATTGTATATCCTAAACTTCTATTTCCTGCTGGAGATGTAGTTGGCGATAATGCAACCTCACCACTTCTTTGATTAACTGAAATGTTAGGAACACCAAATTCAACAACCGGAATTCTGGTTGTATTTTTTGGTAAAGTTACTAACTTATACTTCATTACTTGAGTCTCATCCGGATTAGCTTCTAATACAGGCATATTTTTAATAGCTGCATCATAATAAG